AGCAGCTCCGAATGAGCGTGCGGGGGTAGGCTGCCATGGAATCGCCGCATTTTGGCCCGGCGGGCCGGGAATTTTGGGACGCCGTAACGGCGGCATACGAGCTCCGGCCCGATGAACGGATGGTGTTGGCGCAAATTTGCGCCGAATTGGACGTGTTGGATGTGTTGCAACGCCGGTTTGACGAAATCGTAGAAACCGGCACCATCCCGCCGGCCGCGTTACTGACCGCCCTGTCGCAACATCGGAACGCGTTGGCGGTGTTGCACAAGCGCCTTTCGTTGCCGGATGTTGAGGACAAAACCAACATGGGCAAACGTTCGGCCGCGGCCCGTGCCGCGGCGGTGCAGAGGTGGCGGATTGGCTAGGGCGAAAACGGCCGTGGTGGATGAACCAACGGATGTGATCCGTAGTTACTACCGGCGGATGTTGGCGGAACCCGCCCGGTTGCCAACCACGCGGTGGGGAATCACGGCCATTGGCCCGACGTGGCGAATCGGGGAGGATGGCCGGTGGGTGTTGCCGGAACGAACGTTGGGGTGGGACGTGTTGGAATGGTGCGGGGTGTGGTTGCAACACCCGGACGGTTCGCCGTGGCGGTTCACGGCGGAACAAGCCCGGTTCATCCTGTGGTGGTATGCCATCGACGAAACCGGGCGGTTTTTGTTCCGGGATGCGGTGTTGCAACGGATGAAGGGGTGGGGGAAGGATCCGTTGGCGGCCGCGTTGATGATGGCCGAACTCGTGGGCCCGGTGCGGTTCGGCGGTTGGCGTGACGATGGCGAACCCGTGGCCGTGGACGTGGGGGACGCGTGGGTTCAAACGGCCGCGGTGAGCCTCGATCAAACCAAAAACACCATGCGCCTTTTGCCATCGTTGGTTTCCCGGGACGCCCGGTATTTCTACCGGATTCAAATTGGCAAAGAAACCGTGTACGCCTTGGACGATTCCCGGTTTCTCCAAGCGGTGACGCGTTCCCCGGCATCGTTGGAGGGTGCCCGGGCAACGTTCGTGGTGCTGAACGAAACCCATTTGTGGCAATCCAACAATGACGGCCACGAAATGGCGGCGGTGATTGCCCGCAACGCCGCCAAGGTGGTTGGCGGTGGTGCCCGGACGTTACGGATCACCAATGCCTACACGCCCGGGGAGGATTCCGTGGCCGAACGTGACCGGGAGGCGTGGGAGGCGGTGCAATCCGGCCGGGCCGTGGATGTGGGGTTACTGTACGATTCGTTGGAGGCGTCGCCGTTGGCGCCGTTGACGGCGGACGCGGCCGCGGAAGTGTGCATGGCGGTTCGCGGGGATTCGTGGTGGTTGGATGCGGAGCGGTTGGTGGCGGAGGTGTTGGACGTTCGGAATCCACCATCCCAATCCCGGCGGTGGTGGTATAACCAAATCGTGGCGGCGGAGGATTCGTGGGTTTCCCGCCAACAATGGGACGCTTGCGCCGCGCCGGATGCGCCGCCGGTTGAGGATGGCCAAACGATCACCATGGGGTTCGACGGTGGCCGAACGGATGACTGGACGGCCTTGGTGGGGTGCCGGGTGGATGATGGGCTGTTGTTCACGATCGGCCTGTGGAACCCCGAAAAATACGGCGGGGAAATCCCGCGTGATGAAATCGATGGCACGATACAATTGGCCATGGATCGTTACGACGTGGTGGGGTTTTTCGCCGACGTGCACCCGTGGGAGTCCTACGTTGACCGGTGGACGGAGCAATATGGCGATTCGATGGTGGCCAAGGTTTCCGAACGTTCGCCGATCGGGTGGGATATGAGGGCGCGGAAAAAAGAAACCGTGGAGGCGGTGGAACGGATGGAGGCCGCCATCGTGGACCGGCAAGTGAAACACACGGGCGATCCGGTGGCATCATCCCACGTGTACAATGCCCGGCGCCGCGTCACGGGATTTGGCGTGACGATCCAAAAGGATCACCGGGAATCCGCCCGGAAAATCGATTGGGCCATGGCGGCGGTGTTGGCATGGGCGGCCCGCCGGGCATATCTGGCCATGCCGGAACGGGTGCGCCGGCGCCGTCACCGGCGGGCCCGCGGAAAGGTGGTGTTTGTCTAATGGACGAAATCGACGCGTTGGAATGGGCCAATCGGGCGTTGGCCGTGGCCACCCGGGATGGCCAACGGTTGGTGAAAATCGATCAGTATCTCCACGGCAAACAACCACACCCGGCGGTTCCGCCGGGGACGCCGCAGGAATTGCGGGCGTTGGCATCGATCGCCCGCGTCAACGTCACCCGGATCGTGGTGAATTCGGTGGCGCAAACCCTCTACGTGGACGGTTACCGGCGGGCCCGCGCCGCGGAGGACGCGGAACCATGGCGGATTTGGCAGGTGAACCAAATGGACGCCCGCCAAACCGCGGTGCACCGGGCGGCCTTGGCGTATGGTGCCGCGTTTGTGCTGGTGGTGCCGCCGGCGCCGGGGGAACTGCCACGGATCAGGGTGTATTCGCCGCTCCGCGCCACGGTTCTATATGCCAACGTTGACGATCTATGGCCGGCGGTGGCCATGTTCCGGGAAACGCCGATGACGGATCGGATCGTGGAAACGGTGGATTACCGGTTGGTGACGCCGACCGAAACGTGGATGATCCGTGGAACGGGGATAAACGGCGGGGAAAATCTGGCGGTGATGGGCCCGCCGGTGCCACATATGGCGGGTGTGGTGCCGGTGGTGCGGTTTCTCAACACGATCGATGCCGATGGCCGCATCGAAGGCGAAGTGGAACAACTGTTCGAACTCCAAAATCAGGTTGACCTAACAACGTTCGCCCTTTTGGTGGCGCAACATTACGGCGCGTTCCGGCAACGGGCGATCATCGGGTGGGTGGCGGATTCGGAGGAAATGGCCCTCAAGGCGTCCGCCCAACGGTTATGGCAATTCGAAGATCCCGACGTGAAATTGTTCGAATTTGGCCAAACGGACTTGGGCGGTTATCTGGAATCCCGGGAGGCATCATTACGCCACGCGGCCAGCCTGTCGCAAACGCCGGTTCACGAATTGTTGGGTTCGTTGGTGAACCTATCGGCGGAGGCCTTGGTTGCCGCGGAGGCCGGGTACCGCCGGAAGGTGGCGGAAAAACAGATCATTTTTGGGGAGGCGTGGGAACAAACGCTCGAAATCGCCGGCGCCATGGCCGGGTTGCCCATCGATCCCACATCGGAGGTTCGGTGGCGCGATACGGAATCCCGGGCGCTTTCGGCCACCGTGGACGCCCTCGGCAAAATGGCGCAAATGTTGGGCATCCCACCGCAGGAACTGTGGGATCGCATCCCGGGGGTGACGCAACAGGACGTGGAACGGTGGCGGATTGCCTACGAAAACGGGAACGCACTGGCCATGTTCCAAAACGAGCTCCGCTCGCAGGTTGCGGATTTGTTGGGGGACGGGTGAAATGGCGTTCACCGACGTTGGCGACAAACTCACGGAACGCCACATGAGGGAACAGCTGGCCATCCGTTCCCGGGCGTTGGATGAATTCGCATCCCTTATGGCCAACTACGATCCGAACAACCAATTTTCCGTGGCCGCCACCCGGAACGGGTTGGTGGAAATCACCACACGGTATCGGATGCAATCGGCGGAAGCCGCCAACCGGTACTATGCCGCTTTTCGGGCGGCGGAAGGGGTGCCGGGCGTTCCGCCGCCATTGCCGGTTGCGGACGTGGTGGATGATGCATTCCGGGAGGTTATGCAGGATTCCTACCGGGTGTTGGTGCGCCGGAATTCGGCCCAACTGGCGGACGCGATCCGGCAGGCCGACCTTCTACGGCGGAATGAGGCGGAAATCGCGGCCCGGTTGTCGCGATACGTACTGAGCGGCGGCCGGGTGCGGTTGGCGAATTTGATCCGCGCCGATGGCGCCGCCGTGGGGTGGGCGCGGGTGACGCGGGGGAAATCGTGTGCGTTTTGTGGACTGTTGGCCGCCCGCGGGCCCGTGTACACAAAACAAACCGGCAGTTTTCGGGCCCATAACAAATGCGCGTGCACCATCGAACCCGTGTTCCGGGAACTTCCGCGGGACAAATGGCCGCCATCATCCCGGCAATGGGCCGACCGATATGATGAATGGAACCGGAAAAACGCCGCCGGGGAGGTTGGCGGGTGGCGTTCGTTTGCGGAGGCGTAGATGGCATGTGCGGGATGTGCGCGCCGCCGGGCCGCGCTGAAACGATGGATCATCAACACGTTTGGAGGCACCACCAATGACGGACAAAACCACACCCACGAACGAAACGCCGGAACCGCCGGCACCGCCGGAAGCGGACGCCAAACCCGATCCGATGGCGGAAGTGGAGAAATGGCGGGCGCTGGCCCGGAAACATGAGGCGGAGGCCAAACGCAACGCGGAGGCCGCCGCCAAACTGAAACAACTAGAGGACGCGCAAAAATCGGAAATCGACAAAATGCGGGAAGCCGCGGAGGCGGCCAAACGGGAAGCGGAAACGGCCCGGGTGGAGGCCATGAAATGGCGGGTTGCGGCCAAGCTCGGCATCCCGGCACAAATCGCCGCCCGGTTGCACGGTTCCACGGAAGAAGAACTGGAGGCCGACGCCAAAGAACTCATGGCCGCCCTCGCCAAATCCACGCCGCGTGATCTGCCGCGTGATGGTGCGGTTTCCGGTGCCACCGGAACCCCGACTTCAAACGCTGAAGAACTCGATCCGCGCAAATTGGCGGCCAAAATCACCACGCGGTGGTAATATTGCATCGATGCATGGCCACCACCATCCCGGCATGGGGTGAGGCCGAACGGCCGCGTGGTTGGTGGTGCATCCCGGGTTTGCCGCCGGCGCCGCCACGGTGCCGGGCCCGCAGGGCGTAACCACCCCAAAAGGATTGGATCATGGCGATTTCTACCATCAAACCACAGGTGGTTTCGGCCACCGCCCTTGGACTGCTGGAACGGGACGTGGTGGTCCCGCGTTACGTGTGGCGGGACGCCGGGGGTGATTTCCGGGGTGCCGCCGGTGACGCGATCACCATCCGCGTTCCGGCCTACGCACCCGCGCACACCCGCGCGCTTCGTTCCGGTGCCGCGCGCACCAAAGACAATTTGACCGAACGCCGGGTGGTTGTCACCCTCGATACGAACGTTTATAAGACGGTGGCGATCACGGACGAAAACCTCACGCTGGATATCACCGCGTTTTCTGAGCAGGTGATCGCCCCGATGGTGGCCGGCATTGCCCGTGGCATTGAGGATGTGTTGGTTTCCACCATCCAAGGTGCCACCTATGCCTACGAAGTCACCCTCGATCCGGCCGGTACGGAATCGGCCACCCTGTCTAACACGTTCTACGGTGCGGCCATCCGCGCCCGGCGGATGCTGAACAACGGCCGGGTTCCGATGACGGATCGGGTGATGATCGTTGGAACGTCCATTGAGGCGCTGGCGCTTCAGGAACCCCAACTCGTTTCCGCGGAAAAAATCGGCACCGCCGATGGCATCCGGGAGGGGACGATCGGCCGGATTGCCGGGTTCGATGTGATCCCGGTGCCGGTTCTCGGGCCCAATGAAGCGTACGCATTCCACCGGACGGCTTATGTTCTGTCCACGCGGGCGCCGGCGGTGCCGGCATCGGCGCCTTGGGGTGCTACGCAGGCGTGGAACGGGTTTTCGATCCGTGTGGTTCAGGCCCTCGATCCGGACACGGTGGTCGACAACGTTCACGCGGACGTGTTCTGTGGCGCGGACGTGGTGCGGGATTACGGCACCCTCACCGGTGAAATTTTCACCCCGGCCACGAACCCCGATCTGGACGTGGACACGCCGCTTTTCGTTCGGGCCGTGAAAATCACGCTGGCGTAACGTCAATGCCCACACCGCCACCGCTGGCCACGTTGGGTGCAATGGGGGATCGGTTGGGGATCACCCTCGATCCCCTATCGCCCGATGGCATCCGCGCCGTGGCCGCCTTGGCCGATGCATCCGCGGTGGTGCGCTCCGTGGCCCGCAAAACGTGGGTGGATGAGGATGGCAATTTGGAACCGGTGCCACCGGTGGTGGAGCAGGTGACGATTGCCGCCGCCATCCGCGTTTTCAGGAACCCGGATGGTTTCGCCCAAGCTTCGGTTGGTGACGTTTCGGTATCGTATGGGAGCCGCCCGGGTGGATCGGTGTTTCTCACCCGGGACGAAAAACGGGCCGTGATGGCCGCCGCCGGCACCGCCACGGCCCGGGCGATCCCTCTGGAATCGGGGTGGGTGGTGATGCCGCCCGCCGTTGACGATGAGGTGTTACGGTGATCCCGATCGTCACCACGAAAATTTCGGTGATGCGCCCGGCCACCAACCGGGTTCCCTACGGGCCGCCACCCGCCATGGTTGCGGTTGCGACCGGGGTGAACGCTCACATCACCACGTCAACCGGGGTGGAGGATTCCACCGGTGCCCGGGAAATCGTGTGGTTCCGGTTGGCTTGCGATCCCGTGGATTTGCGCCACGGGGACGTGGTGATCGATGAGCGGACGGGCGCGGAATACGACGTTCAATGGGCGCGGGTTCGGACGGGCGCGGGGGTGTTGTCCACCCTCGATCACGTTCAAGCCGGGTTGATTCAGCGATCCGGGGTTAGGAGTGCGCCACACCGTGGTTGACGGGTTCCGCATCGAACGCATCGAATGGGACAAGGGCCAAATGGAAAAGGCGCTGCTGTGGTCCCCGGAAATCGCCGCGCTGTTGAAGGCCGTGGCGGACGAACGCATTGGCCGGGCATCCTATCCAAACGCCACGTTCCGGGTTCGGGCGGGGGTTGGCAAACGCCGTGGCGCATTTGCGCAGGGCATCATGTACCACCCGCGGGCCCGGTTCGTGGAATTCGGCACCCGCAAGGTTCCACCGCGCGCCGTGATGCGCCGGGCGTTTGGGTTGGTGTAACTATGGCGACCGAAGTGTGGATCGAAGGTGACGTTGACGCCGCGTTTCGGGAGTATCTGGAGGCGGTGTTGGGCCCCGGCATGGTTGGCCGGGTGCAACATGCCGCCGTGGATGGGCCATTGCCGCAGGTGGTGGTGATGCGCCTTGGCGGTTACGCCACGGATATTTCGTATCAAATCGACGTGTGGGCCGCCACCCGGGATGAGGCGTGGTTGTATACCACGATCATTGCGGGTGGGATTGAGGTGGCCGCGGAAGCGTGGTTTTCGCTGGTGCCCGATGCTAGGGCCCGCATCATCGGAACCCGCGTTGAATCGATCCGGTGGATGCCGGACGATTTGACCGATACGCCCCGGTATGTGGTAGAGGCCACGATTGCCGGGATCATGGCATGATGGAGGATTCACCATGGGAAATCCCGTAAATGTGCGAATCGGGCCCGGGAAGCTCTACTGGGCGCCCATTGGCACCCCGGTTCCATCCGACCTTGCCACGGCATGGGATGCGGATTGGGTGGAACTTGGTTACACGCACGAGGGTTCGACGTTCAGCATTGCCGCCGATTTTCAGGATGTGACGGTGGCGGAAGAATACGAACCGATCGCGATTCTTCAAGTATCGCGAACCATCACGATCAAATTCCAACTCGCCGAACTCACCGCGGAAAATTTGCTCCGCGCCATGAACGGCGGCACCACCACCACGGTTGCCGGGGTTACCACGTACACGCCGCCGGCCGCGGGCGAATTCACCCCGGCCATGCTGGGGTGGGAATCGGATGACGGCCTCGAACGGTGGGTTTTCCGGCGCGTGATTCAAACCGGCAACATCGAAATTCCGCGCAAAAAGGCCCCGGAAAAGGCCGTGATCCCGGTAGAATTCCGGGCCATGAAGCCCGCGGGTTCCGCCGCGTTCGTGTGGATTCACGATGCCGACTACGCAGCGTAAAGTGACGGTTCGTGGCCGGGATTTCCGGGTGGTTGATACCATCCCGGCCATCGTCATCCTCAAACTTGCCCGTGCCCAAACCGCCAACGAATCGTTGGAGGTTTTGGCCGTGGTGTACGACTTGCTCCGCGCCGCCGTGGCGCCGGAGGATTTGGCCGAATTCGAACGGTGGTTGGCCGATCCCCACGATGGCCACCCCATCGACGTTGACGAACTGATCGCGATCGTTGGGGAAATCATGGAGGCCGTGGTGGGCCGCCCTTTCGATCAACCATCATCCTCGCCGGCATTGCGGCCGCCCGTTGGGACGCGATAGAGGCCCGGCTGGTGTTGGCCGGGCATGGCGCCGGCGGGGTTGACGTGATCGATGGGTGGGACGTTCGGCGGTTGTTGGCCGTGGTTTACCATTTGGCCACCGAAAACATGGATAAGGCCGCCCGTGAAGATTTTGACGCCGCCCTTACCGATGGCGAAACGCCAACCACATCCCGGGCGTTGTTTGCCGCGTTGGCCGGTGGTGAAGAGGTGACAAATGGGCGCATCACCCACTAGTGGTGGCGGCGGGCGCACGATCGCCGAAGCTTTCGTGACGTTGCGCCCGAAAATGGACGGGTTCGCTGAAGAAGCGGCCGGGAAATTGAAGGGTGTTTCGGACAAAATCGCGTTGGCCACCGTGGGGGTGGCCGGCGCCATTGGTGGGATCGGGGTGGCCGCCACCACCGCGTTCGCTTCATTCGAAAAGGGGATGAATGAGGTTGCCACCCTTCTCCCGACGTTCACCAATCAGCAACTGAAAGAACTAGACAACAAGGTTTTGTCACTATCCAAAAACCTTGGCGTGTTGCCCGGTGAAGTGGTGCCGGCCCTGTACCAATCCCTTTCCGCCGGTGTTCCGCCCGATAACGTATTTCAATTTCTGGAAACATCGTTCAAGGCCGCCACCGCCGGTGGTGCCACCCTCGAAACGGCGGTGAACGCCCTCACATCGGTCGTCAACGCCTACGGCGCCGAAACGGTGGACGCCGCCAAGGCCTCGGATATCATGTTTACCGCCGTTCGGTTGGGCAAAACGGACTTCCGCCAATTGGACGCGGCGTTGTTCAACGTGGTCCCCACGGCCGCATCATTGGGCGTGAAATTCGAAGAGGTGGCGGCTTCGTTGGCGGTGATGACGGCCCGGGGTGTGCCAACATCCGTGGCCACCACGCAGCTCCGGGCCCTGTTTGTGGAATTTTCCCGGGATTCAACCAAACTGTCACAGGCGTTCGCCGCAATCAGTGGCCAATCGTTCCCCGAATTCATCCGGAACGGCGGCACCGTCACCGATGCCTTGGCCATGATGCGTGACAACATCCCCGATGACGAATTCCGGAACCTGTTTTCATCCGTTGAAGCCGCCAACGCCGCGTTGTTGATGAGCGGCCCGAACACAGAGGCCATGCGATCTGCATTGGCCGAAACGATGAATTCCGCCGGCGCCACGGATGCCGCGTTCGCCGCCATGGATCAGGGGTTGGCCCGGACGTGGACACGGATCAAGGCCAACGCGCAGGTGGCCATGATCCAATTGGGCGCCGCCATTGCACCGGTGGTGGATAAGGCCCTCACGTGGTTTGCTGATCATTTGCCGGCCGCCATGGACAAAGCGGGCCGGGCATTCCGCGCCATGGCCGATGCCGCCCAACCCTTCGTTCGATTCGTCAGGGATGATGCGTTGCCGGCCATCGAACGATTCGCCGCCACGGTGCGGGACGCGGTGCAACCGGTGGTTGACAAACTCGGAAATTGGTTCCGGGAACACGCGGAGCAGCTCCGCGGGCCGGTGGCCGCCGCCATCGGTGGCGTTTTGGTGGTGGCGTTTGGTTCGTTGGCGGTGGCCGCGGGTTCCGCGGCCGCGGCGGTGATTGCTGCCACGTGGCCGATTTTGGCGGTGGTGGCCGCCGCCGCGTTGCTATCGGCCGGCATCTACGCCTTGGTGGAAAATTGGGATTCCATCACCGAACGTTTCCCGATTTTGGGAACCATCGTGGACGCGGTGAAGGTTGCGTTTCAGGAAGCGGCCCGGATCACCGTGGACTACGTGTGGCCCGCGTTGCGGATGTTGGCAGAATTCATGTGGGAGCGAGTGATCCCGGTGTGGATCGAAATCCACCGGGTGGTGATCGAATTGGCCATCCGCGCCATCCGGGAATTCGCCGGGTTCGTGGACGAACGGGTGATCCCGGTGGTGCGAACCATGGTGGAATGGTTCGCCGACAACGTGGCGCCGGTGATTGCGGATGTGGCCCGGTGGATCGTGGACGTGTTGGTCCCGGCCTTGGTGGACGTGGCCACATGGATCGGTGAACACGTGGTGACGGCCGCCCGGGCCATGTGGGAATTCGTTTCCCGGTACGTGATCCCGGTGGTGGCGGAAATCGGCCGGATCGTGGCCGACGTGGTGGTTATGGCCTTTCGGGGGTGGTGGATCATCATCACCGAAGGCGTGATCCCGGTGGTAACGGAGCTTTACGGGTGGATTGCCGACAACGTGATCCCGGTGGTTGAGCGGTTGGCGGGGTTGCTGGCCGGTGCATTGGTGGCCGGGTTTGAGGCCGCCAAGGTGGCCGTTTCCACGATCATTTCGTTTTTCGGGTGGTTGTGGGACAAGGTATCGGCGGTGATCGATGCCGTCAAAGATTTGATCGATTGGTTGGGCAAGCTCCCGGATTTGGGGGATATCACGGGCGCCATTGGCAACGTGGCCGGGAAAATCCCCGGGTTCGCCGATGGCGGGTTTGTGCGGGCCGGGCAATTGGCCATCGTGGGCGAACGCGGCCCCGAATTGTTCCGGCCGGCGGTTTCTGGCACCATCATTCCCAACGAAAAAATGGGTGGTGGCGTAACGGTGAATTTCAACGGGCCGATCACCGTCCAAACCATCGATGCCGATCCGGACGGAACCGGGGTGTTGGCCGATGTGGCGTTTGCCACCGCCGCCGAACTCCGGGCCCGGGGGGTGGTTGCGTGAAACTCCGCCGGTTGGTTGCGATTGAGTATCTCCCGGGTCAAGTGTGGAACATCCCCACGGCCGGGATGGACGTGGAATCGGAGCAGGAGCTCTCGTCCAGTATTGCCACCATTGCGGGCGCATCCTACGCCGTGGACTTGGCGGGCGGGTTGCCGTCACCGAAACGGCCCGCGCAGGAACGGGTGGCGTTTTCGGTGATTGGGGACACATCCGCGCAAGTGAACGCCGCCGCCGACGAAATCCGCGCCAAGCTGATCGGTTACGGTAAGGTGAAATTGTGGACGGAAGGGGAATCCGACGGTGGCCCGGAACGCCGGTGGGCGTGGGGACGGATCACCGGGGTTCCGAAAATCGCCGTGGAGCGGTGGGCTACGAACTATGCCACCGTGACGTTCACCGCGCTCCGGTTGACGGATTGGCGCGGGGAAGACGAAATCGCGCCCGATCCGTTCCCGATTTCGGGGGTGACCGATGTTGTCATCGTCAACCCGGGGAACGCCCGGATTTTCGATGCGGTGATCACCCTCGAAAACGCCGACGTGATGGAACCCACCATCACCAACCTTGGGAACATTTATGTTGCGGGTTCGGATCGGGTTGGTATCGGGGAGTGGTTGCGGTGGGATGCCGGCACCCCGGCGGTGCAACGTTCGGTTGACGCGGGCGCCACGTGGGCCGCGGATTGGGCGCATTGGCGCCGGCCGATTGGCCAAGGTCATATAATGGTTTTGGAACCCGGCACCCAAACGCTCCGGGTTTCGGGCGTTACCACGGGCACATTGCGGATCACCGCGTGGCCCGCGTGGCACTAGAGGAGGTTAGGCAATGGCCGCATTTTTCCATAAGGCCCTCGACAAACTCACGGCATCGAATCTGACCGGCAACATCCGGGCCGCGCTGCTGATGACGAACACGTCAGTTTCCGGGGATATCGGGGACGCCGCCACCATGGACGATATCGGCACCCTCGACGAATACGACGGATCGGGTTACGCCCGGGTGACGCTCACGAACAAATCGTTTACGTTTTCGGATGCCCTCGATGGCTACGTGTGGACGAGTGATCCCATCACGTGGGCGAACCTTGGCCCCGGCACCCGTTCGGCGGCCGGGGTTCTTCTTTACTTACACGTCACCGATGATACCGACTCGATCCCGATTTTGTGGCTTGACACTGGCGGGTTCCCCATCAACGGGAACGGGCTGGACTTCGTGGTGACGCCGGACGCCACCAACGGCTGGGGACGCGTGAGGAATGCCTAATGAGCTTGGTGTTTCTCCGCGGAATCCCGCGGTTGGGTGCCGGGGATTTCACCAGTGGCCGGGTGAAATTGGCGCTGTTGAAGGTTGGCACCGCCGCGCCCACATCACGTGATGCGGCGGTGTTGGCCGATATTTCCCCATTGGCCGAATTCGACGGCATCGGCTACGAACGGAAACCGATCGTCAACCCAACCATCACCTATGATGACGTTGACGGCAAGGTGATCTACGGGATGGATACCGTGGAATGGGACAACGTGGGCGGCGGAACCGGGCCGATCGCCGGGGTGTTGATGTATCTAGAAAACACGAACGATTCGGACTCGGTGCCGCTGATTTACTGGGACAAAAACAACCTCCCGGCATTCCACCCCGGCGGCCGGATTTTCGTGGCCGCGCCGGATGGGTTGATCGTTTGGGGTTACGGGGAGGTGGTGTAAATGGCAATGCCGGTGGTCGAATCGGTTACAACCACGGACTTCGCCACGGACTCCACCACGCACAATGCCAACATGCCCGCCACCGTTTCGGCGGGCGATTTGCTGATTGCGTTTTGCGGGTTCGACGTTGACACTACCGAATCCGTCACCACGCCGTCAGGGTGGGTGAAAATCGCGGAACATTCAAACACCAACACGGGCCTTTTGGCTATTTTGACGAAACGGGCCACAGGCACCGAAGGTGGAACCACGGTGAATTTCGCCACGGGCGGTGCCCAAAAGGGAACCGTTCAGGTGTACCGGGTTTCGAACGCCGCCCGGGTGGAACGTGACGTGATATCGTCCACCACCACCAACGTTTCCGGGCCCCGTGTGCGATACCGGCGGGGGTTTGCCGCGGATCGGGTGATGATCGGCGCCACCGTCAAATCCAGCCTTTCCGGGTGGACGGCCGACCTTGCCGGGTGGTCGAACGTCACCACCACCGGGCAGGACGATTCATCGGGCGCCGCCGTACGTTCCGGGCGGGCCACGGGGACGGCCGCGGAAGGCCCGGAGGTTAGCTATTTACCGGTTATCAACGGATACTTTATGGCGATCACCATCGTTGGCAAAGGTGCCACCGTTTCCGGGAACGTCACCCTCGGTGGAACCCCGGTGCAAAATGCGCAAATCCTCGTGGTGGAAACGGACGATTCGGACGGGTGGGTGACGCCGCGGGTGGCCGCGGTGGCCACCACGGATGCATCCGGTGATTTTTCCGCGCCCGTGGCCGACAACGTACGGGTGGCCGCGGTGGTGTGGCACAAAGTGGGTTCGCAATACTACACGGCCGCCGCCCATCACACGATCCGGGAGGCGTAAATGCCGGCCTACACGCCGCCGTCCCTAACGGCCGCAAATTTCGCCTTGGTGGCGTACACGCCCCCGGCCATCGGTGGCGCAAATTTCGAATTGGGTGGCGGCGGGGTGAACGTCACCCCGGGTGGTGTGGTGGCGGAATGGGTGCGTGGGACGCCCACGGTGGCCACGGCCCGCTTGGCGAACCCGGCATCGGTGGTGGTGGAATGGGTGCCGGGGACGCCATCGGTGGCGTTCAGTGGCGGGGTGAACGTCACCACAGGTGGTGTGGTTGCGGAATGGCTGTTTGGCGCGCCCACCGTTTCGATCGGCATCGGGATCACGCCATCCGCGGTGGTGGCGGAATGGTTACCGGGGACGCCATTGGCGGGTTCGGGCGTGGAACTCACCACGGGTGGCGTGGCGGTGGAATGGGTGCCCGGGTTGCCGTTCGTTGGCCTTGCGGTGTTCTCATCGGGTGTGGTTGCGGAATGGGTGCCGGGGACGCCATCGATTGCCACCGGGATCATGGTTTCGCCGCCGGGTGGAATGGCCCACGTGGTGGTTGGCACGGAACCCACCATCCGCCGATACAACGGCCGGTTGACGGGTGCCATCTATCTCATGATTGCCCGGCCGAACGGGGAACCGGTGGGTGTGGTTGCCACGGTTACCGAATGGGAAATGAAGCGTGAATTGAACAAGGTGGGTTCGTGGTCGGCCAAATTCCCGGCGGATGCGGTGATGGTGGATGGCCAACCATTGGGCCGGTTGATCGGGCGTGGATGGCGGGTTTCGGCCTTGCAAGAAGGGGTGAACCCCGACAATCGGCCCGATCGTGAATGGTTGATGTTCGATGCCGTGGTGGAAACCCGGGAATTCGTGGCCGGGGAAGGTGGCGCCGCGGTGTGTGCGGTTTCGGGTTCGCTCCGTGGCATCCGGTGGGCCGATCGGATGTTGCCGCCGGTGAACGTGTGGACACAAGCGCCGGTGGCCCAAATCGTCCACGACTTGGTGCCGGATGCCATCACGCCGCCCGCGGCCAATGCCCGGCGGCTCACTCTCACATTCAACACGGCCGGGGATGCCAACACATCCATTTTGTTCCGGTTGCTACGGGTGGCGGAGCTTTCCCATTTCGCCATCCGGGAATCGTGGGATCAGGATCGTTTCGAATTGGTGGACGTGGACGCGTTGCCGCAACCACAATACGTGGCCATGGCGCCGGGTGCCGCCACCGCCGCCGCTGGCCGCCACGGCGTGGTGTTGATGGGTGATTCCGTCAAAATCACCCGGGACGGGACGGAACTGGCAAACCGGATCATTGCCTATGGGGTGGATATTCTCGCGGATGGCACACTCGGGGGTGGGCCACCGCCGGAAATCCCGTTGACGCTGCAACACGCCGATTTGACGGTGCCGGAACACCCGGTGGTGAACCCGGCCCCGGGTGTGTACGCCGTACAGGATGCGGTCAGCATTGCCACCTACGGCTTGGCGGAACGGGTGATTGTGCGATCCGATCTGAAGGTGCCGATTGCCACATCCCTTGCCCGCCGCCGGGTTGCAAATGCCCTGTACACGGTGGCGGTTGGGGAGCTCCGCCGCCGCCGTTCGCCGCGGATGCAGATTGCATTTTCGGTGGCGAATGGGCCGGATGTTTGGTTACTGCCGGGTGACACGGTGCGGGTGGTTTACTCGGGGAACGGGTGGGAAGAAATTGACGCGGTGGCGATTGTGCGATCCCGGGTGGACAAGGCCACGGTTGGTGGCGCCCGGGAAGTGATGTTGACGGTGGAAACCCCGGAAATCCCGATCCCCACGATCGATTTGGGGGACGGGATGCCAACGTGGGCGATCCCGGTGTGGCGGCCAACGCCCGTTCCGGGCGGCGGCGGAACGCCCGCGCCGGTGCCCACCACGCCCATTTCGGGGTGTTGTTCTGATCCCACCACGGACGTTGAGGACAACGAAACGCCGCCCGCACCGGTCAACGATTCCGGGGTGGTGCCCGGACGCTTGGTGGTGTACGCCGGGACGCCAACCGGCCGCCGCTTGTATTTCCGGGATTCCGAAACCGGGGTGTGGACGGAATCGGTGACGGATACGCCCACCGGGAACTACACGGATTCGGGATCGGTGGCGTACATCGGCGGGACAACCATCCTGTATCGTTCAGCTCAACCGCCGGGTTCGCCGTTTCATTCCCGCGAAAACGCCGGGTTTGTGTGGAAAACCACGGATTGGGGTGAAACGTGGGCGCCGGTGAACGTTTCGGACGTTGCGCCGTTGGTGAACCATTTCACCAAACGCCCAACGGCCGATGGCGCTTTGGTGTTGCGGATGCGCACCGAACCATCGGAAGACGATCCCGAAACCTACGGGTGGCGAACCGATCTGTTTTCCACGTTGGATGGTTCGGCCTTCGATTTGATGGCCACGTTTGACGCGGCCGGTGTGGCCGTCACCCAAACCTTGCAAGGGATCGCGGTGGCGTTGACGGGGACGGCCACCACGGGTGCCGGCCCGGCCTTCGATGTGCCGCCAAGGGTTGGTGTAATCCGGGGAACAAACGTGAAAACGGTGGTGGTGGGCCCGGCCGATTCGTTGGTGACGCGTGGGGAACGATCCAACGCGGCTTTGTTGCTATACGCCGCGGCCGGTTACCGGGTGGTTTCCGCCGCCACGGTGATCGGCGGAACCGAACGATACGCCATCATTTCAACCCGGAAATACAACGGGCTTTCCGATACGTGGGAACCGGTGAACGTTGCGTTGACGGTTGAGGGGGTGAATTGGGAAGTGGTGGGCGCCGTGGCCCGGTACACGGGGTTTGAGGCGTGGGTGGCGTTTACGGGTGGGGTTTGGCGCACACGGGACGGTGGCGAAACGTGGGAATTCATGCAAGGTTCACCAACCAACATCCGCGGGATTGCCTACGATCCGCGCCGTAACATCCTCTACGTGTGGAAAATGGGCCCGCCGCGGGTGTTGGCGTGGATGGAACCGGAACGGGGTTCACGCCCGCCGGTGGATATCACGGGGAATTTGCGTGACGTGATGACGATCGGGGACGGCTTGCGGGCGGGTGCATGGTCGATCGACGTGTTGCCCACCGAAACGGTGTTGAGGTTGCCGCCGATGGCGATCGATGGCACAATCTGGCCAATCGATTACGGGTTCGATACCGGATCATGAAAATTCCCCTGTTGTCCATCGTGATCATCATGGTTGTTTCGGCATTGATCCCGGCCTTCGACGTGATGGCCGAAATGCCCGTGGGTGCCATTGACGATTCCGAATGGTGGGGTGCGGTGGGTGAGGCCGCGCTCCGCGGGTTCGCGAACGGTGGCCTTTCGGTGTTGGCGGTGACGGCGGCGGCCTACGGGGTGGAAGTGCGGGAAACGTGGCGGCGGGCATCCGGTGGCGGTGACGGTGCCGAATGATGCATCCGCCCGCCGTTTATAACGGGGTGGTGGTGCCGTACCAACCACACCGACGCCCGCCGGTGCGGTGGGTGGGTGGAAAAACCAAATTGGCCGCTTGGGTGATCGAACGTTTGCCACGTGGTGGGGAAATCTACGTGGAACCCTACGCTGGTTCCGCCGCGGTGTTGTTCGCGTTACCGAAAATCCACCCGATCGAAGTGCTAAATGATGTTGACGAACACTTGATCACCCTCTATCGGGTTTTGCAAAACCGGGCCCAATTCCGGGATTTGATGAGGCGGTTGGTGTGGACGCCGTACGCCCGGGCCGAATTCGGCCGGGCCATCGAAACCTTGGCGAACCCGGCCGCGGGTGACGTGGATCGGGCATGGGCGGTGTTCGTGGTGCACAATCAATCGTTCGGCGGGTTGCGCGTCAAAACCACGGGCCGATGGATGCGCACTTTCGATCCCGACAACCCGGCGCCCGCGTCCTACCGGGCCCGCTTGGCGGAGCTCCGTGGCATCCGGGAACGTTTGGATGGCGTGATCATCGATTCCCGGGATGGTTTGGAAGTGATGAAATATTGGGATCGGCCAACAACCACGTTCTACGTTGATCCGCCGTATCACCCCGAAACCCGGCGGGATTTGGGGGTGTACGCCGCGGATGTTGACGCCGCCTATACCGAACGGTTGGTTGATGTGTTGGTCGGCCTCGAAGGCCAGTGTGCCGTTTCGGGTTATGATCACCCGGTGTTCGGCCGTTTGGTGGATGCCGGGTGGGAACGCCACGTGTTACCGGTGGCGACCGGGTTACTGAGTCGTGGCGACAAAACGGCCGTGGACGCTGACAATCGCCGCGTGGAAGTTTTGTGGGTGAAACGGCACACCGTCGGCCAAGGTGCCCTGTGGTGAAATGGCGCCCGGGTGACGTGGCAACCAACGTGGGGATGGCGGCCATGGTGGCCGCCGCCGCGCTTTATGGATTCATGGTGGCAACCACGCCCGAACCCGGCCCGGGTTTTGTTGCATCCGCAACCATTTCACCAACACCAACGGTGCCGTTTGCTGAACCCGGCCCGGGGATTGTTGCATCCGCAACCATTCAACCCATACCAACACCAACACCCGGTGTGGCCATGGCGCCCGGTGCCGATGTGGACGCTGCCCATCACCCCGTGGCGGCCGTGTTGACGCCATGGGAAATGGAAATGGTGTTGGCCGCCGCCGGATGGCCGCCGGAGCTCGTGCCGGATGCAATAGCCGTGGCGTGGTGCGAGTCTCGGTTTTCGCCCGGTGCCGTGGGTGCCGGTGGCGCGGTGTTGGGGTTGTTTCAATTGTGGGATGGGTGGTTCGGGTGGGCCGGTGTGCCCGTGGACAGGTGGGCCGATCCCGTGGCAAACGCTAAGGTGGCCTTGGCCGTGGCCCGTAGGGATTTGGCGATTTATGGCACCCACTGGCACCAATGGCAATGTAAGCCGTAACGAAAAACCCCGGGTTTCCCCGGGGTTTTGGTTTTGGTGGTCTCCGGGTTATTCCCGGAAGGCCAGCTCCGTCAATCCCATATTGTCGAATTCAACCCGTCCATCGACGGTGGCCCACTTGGTGCCATTGTGCCGGATGGCGTTGACGTTCCGGCCGGCAATGAGGGCCTTTTCAACCCGGAACCACGCCATGTATCGGGCCATTGTATCGGCCTCCGGGTCGACGATGGCCCCAAGGCCAAGCTCCCCGTAGGTTTCGATGCTGGTGGTGACGATTTCGGCGATCGCCACCTCGTTCGTGAGGCCGATGTTGCGGAGGGCTTCCGCAATCGCCCGGCCGATGGTTTCGATGTTTGCCATTTCTAGGTGCCTCCGTGTGTGTGTTCTGTTTGTAGTATCGGCCACCTAGGGGTTTCCGTCAACCCCTCGGTGGGTTGATGTTTGGTTACTTGCTCCGAACCATCCGAAGGTTGGCCCGGTGGATTTCGGCGGAAATTTTCTCCCACTGCCGATTGCTGAATGCGTTTTTGTCGAACCACCAAACCTTCGCGTTGGCGTCCCACCGGCCACCAAGGCCTTTGATGAGTTCCCGGTGGGGGAAGGTGGCGCCGGTGATTTCGATCCGATCCATTTGGTGTGCCTCCGTGTTTGTGTGTTCTGTTTGTAGTATCGGCCACCTAGGGGTGTTTGTAAATAGGTCTAGGTGTAAGAATTTCGTAAGAGGCTGGCGCCGGTGGCTACCACGCCACCAAATCAACGAATCGTACCGGCCACCCGTGGTTGGCCGCCACATGGGCCACGCGGTGCCACGCCCGCAACCACGCGGCTTGGCCTTCATCATCACGCCAACCGGTGTTGAGGATGGCGAACGTTTCGGGCCCGTACGTGGCGATCGCATCGATGGCGATCGATGCGGCATCCGCCCACGAAACGCCCGCAACGTTGAGGGCCATGGTGATTTCCGATGCCATCGAATCGATGCGGGACAAATCCCCAACGTGGAACCCACGAAGCTCCGCAAAATGGGCCACGTCCACGTTCCACACATCGAACCACGCGGCGAAACCACCTTCTTCCATCCGCGGTGGCCAAAACGGATCAAGGTATCGGGCCCGTTCCGGGCCCATCGATTCGATGGCATCCGCGGCCACGGCGGCCGCGGCTTCGGCCGGAACCCCGGCGGCGGTGAGGATTTTGACGATTCGATCGGCCGGTTCCATCGTTAACTCCTAGTCAACCGGCAGGGCCACGATGTGCCAATTCGCACCGGAAAGGTACCACTGGTCGGCATCGAACCCGGGTTCGCCATCGAACACCACATCGGCCGGGCCCACGCCGTTTCGGTAGAAACGCACCACGTAGACACCTTCGAAGCGCTTGGTGGCGTTGAGGCCGCATTCCACCAACCACGCGGCCAGCTCGGGTTCGTCCATGGTTTCGGGTGCCGTCACAAGGTATTCGGAAACGATTTCATAAGTTCGGGAACGCATTGGGGGAACCTCCGTGTTGACGTGTTCAGTAAACCCCACCACCCCGGGTGATGCAACCCGGGGGTGGTGGTGGCGTGGTGGCTATTTGAAGGCCCGCCGCCGCTTCGGGATGCGGAAGACGATTCGGAACGTGTGGAACCCCACGATTTCGTAACCAACCAGTGGGAACGGAACCCCACCGTTGGCGCTCCCGGTGATCGCCTTGGCGAATTCCACGGCGGCCGGGATGCGGATTTCGTTGGAGTAGCTGGCGGCCGTGGTGTGGCGGGTTTCGGCAAACCCGCCGAATTCGCCATTCATCACGGCGGCCATGGTGCCGGCGCCCGGGTTGAATGTGACGGTGACGGTTTGGAGTTTGTTGAGGGCGTTGAGTGCGGGAAGGGTGGTTGCCATTTCTAGGTGCCTCCGTGTTTGTGTTCTACTGGTAGTATCGTCCACCCCGGGGTGTTTGTCAACCCCGGGGTGGGTGGATGTTTGGTTACTTCCGGGTGGCTGTTTTGCGTTTCGGGACGCGGCCTCGGTTGGCCACTACGGAACCACCCCGATCATATGCCAACATCCACCGTTCGCCCGGTTGGATTTTGCCTTGTTCGATGAATCGCTCCACCGTTTCCATGGTGGCGGGCATTTGGTAAATCCGCACCCATTCACCGCCGCGCCAAGCGTACAGGTACCACGCCCGTTCGTGTTCGGGCAGAAATTGCCAAATGAACCCGGTTTCCACATCGGCCCAAATTTTGCCGGGTTGCCACATGAGGGCGTAGGCATCGGAACCCATGCCGGTCATTGCCAGTGCCGTTCGGGCCGCCACTTCCGCCGTCACCGGCTTTTCCCATTCCAAAATCCGGCCATCCTTGGGCGTGTGGTGGGAATCGTGGATCAGGATTCGGGCGATCGGGGTTTCGGGGAAAATTGCCATTGGTGGTGCCTCCGTGTGTGGTGTGGTTCCGGGGTTCCGCCCATACCACCCCGGGGTTCCGGATTTCCCCGGGGTGGTCCACGCCTTTTGTGCACCCCGGGCAGGTGGGCCATCCCGGGGGTGAAACACCATTTGGTTCACATTTGACGCCTCCTGTGGTTTCGGGTTGTTCCGCTCATCCCGCCGGGCCCTACCGAATTCCCCGGACGGTCCACGCCTTTTGTGCACCCCGGGCAGGTGGGCCTCGCCCGGGGGTGATGTACCATTGGGGGTTTGGTGATTGGCGCCTCCGTTTGTGTTCTACTAGTAGTATCGGCCACCTAGGGGTTTCCGTCAACCCTTCGGTGGGTGGATGTTTGGTTACTGTTCCACGGTTTCCCAATGGACGGCGCCGGCCCGGCAACAATCGGTGACGCGCCGGACGATGCCGGCCCGCTCCAGCGTTTCCAGCCGTTCCCGAACGTTCCGTTCGTAGCGGATGCCGTAGTGGGCCGCCTTGCCACGGAGCTCCCGGTTGAGGGTGGTGCCGATGGTGCGGTGCGAATCCAACACCGCTAACACCAGCCGTTCGCTGGCTTCGGCCGCCCGGTGGTGGGTGCGGATGGTTTCGATGATGGTGGCGTTCGTGGTGGTCATTTCGGGTGCCTCCGTTTGTGTTCTACTAGTAGTATCGGCCACCCCGGGGTGTTTGTCAACCCCGGGGTGGGTGGATGTTTGGTTACCGATCGGCCCAACCAATCCGGCGGCCGGTGTACATCCCGGCCCGTACGTATTTCATCCCAACGATGGTTCGCTTCACTTCGTCTTCGATGGGGAACGTGTAATGGATGGGTTCGGCCCACCAACCACGATCCAAATCCCGGCCGCAGGTGGCGCAAACACCGCGGGTTTCAACCAACACCCACGGGATGCCGAACCCAAGGCGGATTTCATCATCGCACCGGCCGCAAACCGTGAATTCGTGGGTGGCCGGGGTGTTGGGGGTGTGACGCATCATTTCGGGTGCCTCCGTTTGTGCGTTCTGTTTGTAGTATCGGCCACCCCGTGGGTTTTGTCAACCCCTCGGGGTAGGTTGTCACCAAATGTTCACGATCAAATCCGAACCATCCCGTTCGAATTCGACGTGTTCGGGGTTGATGCCGTGGCGATTCGCCAACCGGATGGCCAGTTCCGCCGCGGCGCGGGTGAGCTCCACCCAATCATTGCCGGCCACGGCATCCCCAACCGCGGCCGATGCCGAACACGGGCAACCTTCGGCGCGGGCGATAAGCAATGGGATCGTGACCGCCGCACCACGGGAAAACGAAAACCGGATGGCCATTGCGTCCCGGGTGCCGTTGCATTTGTTCGCCATTTCGGGTGCCTCCGTTTGTGCGTTCTGTTTGTAGTATCGGCCACCCGGTGCCCGTAGTCAACGGGTGAATGTGTAAGAATTTCGGAAGGCTTCGGCTAACACCCGGGAAACGGTGGGGGAAACGCATTGGCCAAGCGCAATGTACCGTTGCCGTTCCGGCATCCCCGCCCAATCCCACCCGGCCGGGAACCCTAGCAACCGGGCGATTTCGTCCACGGACAACCGCCGCCACCCGTACCGATCCGCAACCAATGGTTGGTGGGGATTGTGGGCGCCCGTGTAGTTACTCACCCAACAATGGGTGATTTCGTCCACCGTCCACGTGGTGTTGCCAAACCCGTTGATGTGGGCCGCCCGGCCGGGTTCCGGTGGTGGTAGTGCCGCCGCCCGTGCCAACAACCGCCCGGTGAACCGCCGCAAATCGGACGATTCCGGCACATCATCCAACCAATCCGCCAACGGCCGCCCGATCGGCACCTCCGGGATTTGCGGATACAAGGCCAACCCGCGGGTGGCCGTGAAAAACAACCGCCGCCGTTGCATGGGAACCCCACAATGGGCCGCCAAATCCAAAACGTGGGTGTGTACCGTGTAACCACGGGCTTCCATCCGGCGGTGCATGTCGGCCACCACGGCGCCACCGTCAAACGATAGCAACCCCGGCACATTCTCCAACACGACAAAACGCGGTTGGTGGGCATCCACGAAACGCAAAATTTCCAAATACAAGGTTTCCTTCACCCTATCGTGGCCCGGCGCCCGTTGCCGGTTTCCCATCGAAAAAGGATCACACGGGAACCCGCCAATCAATACGTCAACCGGTGACAGCGTGGTTGCGTCAACGTTGCGCACATCGTCCACGATGGTTTGGACGTGGGGGAAATTTGCCGCATACACGCGGGCCGATGGCGCGTAGATTTCCACGGCCCACCGGGTGACGCCACCGGCCGCTTCGAACCCCACATCCAATCCACCGATCCCGGAAAACAACGATCCCACGGCAAACGAAAGCCGCGGACCGTGTGATCCGCGGCTTGTGGGCACGGAGGCGCCCGCCATCATCCTACGCAACCCCGCCCGAAACGTCAACCACTTCCGCCGCCGCCCGCGCCGCCGCCGTGGCGTGGAAGGTCAGGTTGGTTTCATCGTACGCTGCCAACCCACGATCGATCAGGTGCCAAACCGCGTTCCCGGTGGCGTTCGATGCCATGTGCAATGAATCCGCCAAATCCGCAATTGTCCATTGGCCACCGGCAAGGAGCGCCACCAACACCCGCCGCGGGTTTTCCGGCAACCGCGCCACCCGCCAATCCATCCGATAATCCCGGCCGCGGTGGCGCAAAAATTCCGGCGCCAACCGGCCATCCGCATCGATCACGCCCGCCCGATAGAGGCGGGCCCGTGTGGGCCTCCACGTGTTTTCGGGGATGCGCCCATCCGGTGCATCCATGGCCGCAAACATGGCCTCAACCTCGGAATTTTTGGCCGTTTTCAGGAAATCAACGTACGAAACCATTGGTGGGTGCCTCCGTGGCTTGTGGTGTGGTTGTAGTATCGTCCACCACCCCGGGGTTGTCAACCCTTCGGTGGCGCTTTTTGTGGGCGGCGGCGCCGGTTTTACCAACTTTCCACCCGGGGACGCGTGGGCCGATGATCAACCGCACATCCGCGGCGGTGAACATCCTACGCCCGCCACGGCGGATGCCGTTGGCGTCACATCCGCCACCAACCAAAACGCCCAATCCGTAATCCGAACCGATGTGGCGCACCCGCCCGGGCGACAACCCGGCCATGGTGGCCACCTCGTTCACCGTGAACAATCGTTCAGTTTCCATGCATTCGCTCCCGGATGATGTGTTCAATTCGCCACAGGCACCACCGGGCCACCCGGGTTCCGTTTTCCCCGGTGAACGCCGCGGATGCCAACTGCCGTTCCCGGCGGGTGGTGATGGATAGGATGTGGGCGATCGTTTCCACGTCCACATCTTCGAAAAGGTCCAACCATGCCATCGATTCGGGAACCGCCCGGTTATGCATCCACGGCCTCCCAATGGGTGGTGCCGGGTTGGCAACAATCGGTGATCCGCCGAACCAGTCCCATCCGCTCCGCGGTGGCCAGCTTGGCCTTCACGGCCATTTCGAATTCCGGTGCGAACCCGCGGGCCGGGCCGAACACCAGCCGGTTCACCACGGCGCCCACGGTAAGGTGGGAACCAATCGTGGCAAACATCATTTCATCGGTTGACGGGGTGCGATTCATTGGGTGCCTCCGTGTGTGTGTTCTGTTTGTAGTATCGTCCACCGTGGGGTTTCCGTCAACCCCTCGGTGGGTGGATGGTTGGTTACTGATTGGTGGATCGTGCGGGCTTCCCTTCCAGCAAAACGGCGAAGTCGGTGGTATCGTACGCCACCCGCCACCATTCATCCGGGCCGATGGCGATCCCGGTTTGCACCATCCGGAAGGCTTCGGCCGGGGTGACGGGGTGGGGAACCACCTTGCGCCATCTCCCGCGTTCGAATGTGTACAAATACGCATTCCGGCCCGATTCGGGCATGATTTCCCACGCCCGCCCGCGGAAATGGTTTCCGGCGCCATCCCACACCATCACGTGGGCATCGGTGCCAAGGCCGGTTTGCGCCATGGCGTACGCCACGGCATCGGCCGCCGGGATGGCCGGGGAAAATTCGTAGGTGATGAAACGATCGGGGTTCGATTCGTAGGGTTCCCAAATCACGATTTGGGTGGCCGGGGTGGTGGTGTTCATCGGGTGCCTCCGCGTGTGGTGTGGTTCCGGGGTTCCGCCCATACCACCCCGGGGTTCCGGATTCCCCGGGGTGGTCCACTCCTTTCGTGCACCCCGGGCAGGTGGGCCATCCCGGGGGTGTTGCACCGTTTGCGTTCGGGTGATTGGCGCCTCCGTTTGTGTTCTACTAGTAGTATCGGCCACCTAGGGGTTTCCGTCAACCCCTCGGTGGGTGGATGGTTGGTTACCGTTTGGTTTTCGGGCGGCGGATGCAAATGGTGACGTGGTAGGTGTTCGCCTCATCCGTGGGCCGAACGTCCACGATGGGGTGAACCCGGCCGGCGGCGGTGCCATCACGCATCACGTACCGGGCAACCTCCCGGATGATGCGGGCCCGGTACCGGGCCGGGGTTTCGTTCGGGCGCTGCCGCGGCCAAAGCATTTTCCGCTCCACCGGGTGGCCGTTGATGTACCAAATGGCGCCGGCCAAATGGTACATCGGCACAAGGTGGACGATGATGGTTTCACAATGGGCGTTCGGGGTGGTGGTGGGGTTCATCGGGTGCCTCCGTGTTCGTGTTCTGTTTGTAGTATCGGCCACCCCGGGGTGTTTGTCAACCCCGGGGTGGGTGGATGTTTGGTTACTGATTGGCCGGGATGCCAAGGGTTCGGATGGCCTTGGTGATTTCCCGTTGGGCGCGGGCCACGTGTTTTGCGTATTGGGTGGGTTCCCCGCTCCACGCCGCCCGCATTGCCCGATGGTCGGCGGTTTCCATGATATGCAGGGCGATCGCGTGAACGTGTTCGTCACGGTTGATCCCACGTTCCCGGATCATGAGGCAGAGGACGTTGAAAAGGTCGGGGTTGTTGCGGGGGTTGATGAACCAAAATTCCATTGTGGGTGCCTCCGTGTTTGTGTTCTACTAGTAGTATCGGCCACCGTGGGGTTTCCGTCAACCCCACGGTGGGTGGATGTTTGGTTACGATGGAAGCTCCACCGTGACCGTGAACCGGATGGAATCGGCGCTTTCGGTTTCGGTGATTTCCACCACCCGGGCCGTTTTGCCATCGTGGCGGATGGCGCTCACGCGCTCCACCATGTAGTGGATTTCGGCCACCTTATCGGCCGCCACATCCCGGCGGGCGCCGCTGATCCCCATCAGCGCCACCCCATCGTATTCCGCCCGGACAACGGCCGGAACCACGCGGTAATCGAATTCGACGTTGACGGTGCCCATCCGGGCCGGGTTCGTGGTGTTTTCCATTGGGTGCCTCCGTGTTTGTGTTCTACTAGTAGTATCGGCCACCCCGGGGTGTTTGTCAACCCCGGGGTGGGTGGATGTTTGGTTACCGATTGACGGGTTCCCGCCGGATGGGTTCGCCCGCCGGGAAAAATTGCGTACCGGCCGGAATCCGGGTGCCCCAATCCCGAACGGGAACCGTGTACATCACGAAATTCCGCGGGCGCTCTTCACCGTCCATCCGGGCGGTGCACACCCCACAAAACGGGTTCACGCGGAACCGGAAATGATGGACAACATCCGGGAACGGGCGCGGGTTCCGGGCGCGGGTGAGCTTCCGATCGCACACTTCGCAAACGGGAACTTCGATGTAGTGGGTGGTGGTGGGGTTCATGGATGCCTCCGTTTGTGTTCTACTGGTAGTATCGGCCACCCCGGGGTGTTTGTCAACCCCGGGGTGGGTGGATGTTTGGTTACCGTTCTACGGTTTCCCAATGGATGGCGCCGGGCCGGCAACAATCCACCACCCGGCGGGCCACACCGGCCCGTTCCAGCGTTTCCAGCCGTTCCCGAACGTTCCGTTCGTAGCGGATGCCGTAGTGGGCGGCTTTGCCGCGGAGCTCACGGTTGAGGGTGGTTCCGATGGTGCGGTGCGAATCCAGCACCGCCAAAACCAGCCGTTCGCTGGCTTCGGCCGCCCGGTGGTGGGCGCGGATGGTTTCGACGATTGCGGTGGTGGTGGGGTTCATTGGGTGCCTCCGTTTGTGTTCTACTGGTAGTATCGGCCACCGGCGTTCATCAATCAATAGGGGAAACTGTAAGAATTTCCTATGAAGGCCGCCATGGGCGGTGCCGGGTGAGCAGGGCCGCCCGCCACGCGGGCCGGGTGGCCACCAGTTTCGCCACCCGGCGCCCGTACGGTGGCAACGTCACCACCCCATCCGCATCCACCGCCACCGCTTCGATATCCACCAACCGGGCAAATCCGCGTTCAAAAAACGAACCATAGATCAGCAATTCCGGGTGCCGCCGTTCGTTGACGGCATCCCGGATGAAATCAACCGGTTCCCCGGCCATGATGACGGCCAACGCGAAAAGGTGGCGAACGGCCGTAACGTCACACATCAACGCCCGATCGGATTCCGCGTGACGGGCGTTCGCCCGGGCATACTCCAAAAACCCCGGATCGATTCGCACCCCATCCGGGGTGAGGATGCCGCGCTCCCGGGCCCATTTCCACGTGGTGCCTTGCCGATCCGGTGGCGGAACCACGCCACCCGCCGCCTCGGCCCGCCAAAACAATTTCCAAATGTACAGGTTCCCCGAAACCACGGCCAACCATTTTTCGGGGTTTCCCCAATGGCCGGCATCGAAAAGATGCCGTACGATCGATTTGGGAGCTTTTGTCGTGGGACTCATCGATTGTTTGTGTGTGGCCTTGGCGGCGGCCGCCTGTTGCGCCGCCGTGTTGTTGGTAACGGTGGTGTGGGTTGCCATTTGGGGAATGCGATTGGGGGTGGCTTCGCTCTACGTGCCAGCCCTTTGACGGGCCGCCCGCCGTTGCGGTTCCGCGGGTTCCGCCACGAACCCGGCGCCCGCGGTGGTTGCCGTGGATGATTCGATGGCGTGCAACGATTTCAACTGCTCGTGTTGCAACGCGATCAATTCCTCCTGTTGCTGAACCATCCGATCGATCCGATCGGCCAACTGCCCGAATTTCACGCCCATTTCGTCCAACCGGCCGGCCAACGCCGTTGTGGTGCCAACCAACGTTGAAATCAGAGCGTGCATGGTTTGGAACAACGTGGACGCATCCGCCGTGTTGACGGTGCCGGATTCCCGCCGGGATTGCACCCGGGATTGGACGATGGTCGACAACATGGTTCCGCCGGCGCCCACTACGGTTCCGGCAAACCCGAAAACGGCGGCCAACAGGTAGGAATCCATGGTCAAACCCCGGGTGGCGGTGGAGTGTTGCGATCTAGGATTTTGGCCACGGCTTGCAAGCGGGCCCAAATTGCACCGATGCCGCGGGCCAAATCGGGGGTGCCCAACCCGGCCGCCTGTGAAATTTCGGCCAGCCGTTGATCCACGATCCGGCGAACGGTGGCTTCGTCCATATCGTCACCCTCCATCATGTATCGTAACGGATCACGGTTCACCGCGCGATCACGTGGAAAAACGTTTGATGCGCACAATTGCCAGTGTAAATGCGGGCC